GCCCGCCAATGTGCTTGCGGCCACCGATCCGCCTGTTATGGTGATGTTCGTGAATTGAGCGACACCTGTGGCGAGAATTGATGCCGGAGCTGTAGCATATCCGGTAGCGACGTTCGTTCCCCACCATGAGTTACCTGATGAATCGGTGTGGAATGAGCTTGCAGTCGTGGTATCGGGTATATTCAATGATCCAACTGATACACCACCAACAACGACAAGAGATGTGCCATTCCATGTGATATAACTTGTCGAATTTCCGATATTTAATTTAGGTATTCCATCAGTATCCACGCCTAGAAAAAAACCAGCATCGGCATAATCAGCAAAGCCAGATTTGTTTGACAGAAGTGCGCCAGATATATTTGTGTTTGATGTACTCGTTCCTGAAGCGATAGAAGAAGCGGCAAATGATACCGAGGAAGCATTTGTCTGAGAATTGTTGGCAGTTATAGAATCCACCATAGCAATCATTGAATCCCTTTGTTCTTGACCAGTAATCTTGGTGAGACTTCGGTCGTATACTTGATATAAGGTGTCCTGTTGTGGAGGGTCTTGCATGTTAGTTTGTGAAAGTTATCAGCTCATCTGTTGCACCTACTGCTTCATATCCTCCATACTCAAAACTCTGTCCACTATTCTGTCCCGACAAGCGTATGCGGATTTTTCGACCTTTGATGCCCACAGAATTGAATCCTGTGTTGTATTGACCTAACTGACCTTTACCCACTCGCTTACTCCAGTCGTTTGCGGTGTCTCCTTCGACTTGGTAATTCACATTCGTACCGGCCCCGCCATAGTGATTGAAAAGCATCGTTTGAATGACCTTGCGAGTTGATAGAAGCCCATCGAAATTTTCCCAACGATGAGTCAGTGAATACGGAATCGGCGCGCCATTGTCGGTTGTACCCCAATTGTATCCGTTTACCATGCCAGATTTATCTCCGACCAAATTGTATAAAGTCGTACCGCTATTATATATTCCAGAACAGATAAACTGGGTCGGGTACAGCCTATGTGTCCACACTTGAGTTGAAATGCGGTAACGGACTACCATGTTTTGGTATGTTACGCCTCCGTATGTAACCGTTCCGACACTCCAGTTTATGTGGTCTCCGTCTGGATCAATCCAACCCGCCACTGATGAGTATGCTGAAACGGGAATAGCTAAAATAATGTCTTGAATAGGAATGGAAATCTGCTGAACATTCCCGTATATATCGTACTGATAGAACCCAGACGAGTGATGGAAGAATATTCCAGCCTTCGTTTCCACTACGCTTTCTTGAGAGTATGTACCCACAGCAAAGAACGGATCTTGCTCAAACTGACTTATACTGTAAACACGGTAGATTCTATTCGGCTTAAACACAAGAAGTGCTGTCTTGTATTTTCGTAACGCGGTGATACATTGTCCATCATTCGGTGAAATATCCATCCACTGAACGCCCGTAGTCTGATCAGTAGACCATGTAACCGTCTGAGTGACTGCTGGCTGTGGTTTCGTGGAATAATACAATCTATCTGGGTATGTCGGGTTTCCGGCAATCCACACCTGAGAAATGAAAGTGTCTATATATTTTCCTATCGGTGCGCCCGAAGCAGAGCCTGTGGTCACGAATGAATTAGAAGGGTTGCCGTCCCATGTAGCTGTTGCATCCACCCCATTTACCATGAATGTGATGTTTAATAGGTCAGTGAAGCGAGCCTTTGCCCCTGCCGTAAGTCCTGTTCTTTTTGAAGTCCATGTGCCACCTGATAGGTAATATGCTACTGTACCGTTTACGCAAATTAGAGATGTACCTGTGGCGGGGACGTTTACCGTGTCTATAAGTTGATGAATACCGAGAATGTTTCCTGAAAGGGTGTTACCAACTTGGGTAATACCAGCACGAGTCCTAGCTGGGCCAATGGTTTGAAAATCCCAGTTTATTGCCTCACTCACACTTGTCTCTGGTCGTCTATTCTCCCCAACCGCTAGATCAGTCAAAAGGCCACTCTCAAGCGACTTGCGCACGAGTGGGGGGAGTATTGGGATTTTTGTTTCTTTGTCTTTGGCCATATTTGTTTTACTGGGTCGCACTGAGGAAGCCTTCTACATCTGGGACAAAATTGATTTTCTGTGATATAGTTTCTTGAGCAATCACCTTCATAACGCCCTCCATCCACTCGATGTAGTCCGGGTCGGAGTTCTTGTCTATTTTTCCATTCGCCTTCTTATACTTTATTTTGTAGCGAAGGAAGGCCACATACTCATCATAGAATGGCTCGTCAAATGTCTGCGAATCGCTCGTGATCACCGGCACCTGCTTGTAGTAGTCCATGATAATGTTCCTGCCATCAAGCTGATCATAGAACGGGACATCGAACTTCAATACGCCTGAATCTATCGTATATGCGCTCGGAAGCCCCATAAAGTTTGCGTTCTGCCAGACATCCAGTCCCGTGATGTATCCGGCCGCAGGTACCTCCGTCACGCCTGTCAGGGTGTTCGTGGCACGATTATTGCCCGTATAGGCTATGTTTGAGTGCAAAGTGCCTACAGCCCCCCCTGCGACCGATAGTGAGCCATTGTCGTCGAAGTCATGCGTTGATACTAGTGTAATGGAAGACGCCCCGACTGTAACTGCCCCATTGAGCGTACTGTGTGCGACGTTGAGGTAATTTTGTTGAAACCTCACACGATCCTGATAGATACACGGCCGATTCTGCCTGCCAAACCTTATTCCTAGGATATTCTTGTATGTGTTCCTGTCTCGCAAGTCTGCCGGTGCCGGCACCGTCCATGCACCTGAAAGGCACTGACCAATTATCGTGTCAAAGCTCTGGCGGAAAGTGAACCTGAATATTGAAGGTTGCTGATCCATTGTCCGACGTGCCTCATACAGCCAATCGTTCAGGTCTTGATCAGTAATAAGGTCGCCTATCTGCTCACCCATAGCCCTCAACGCACGCCTTTTGACCGAACCGATAGTATTATCCGCGAACCCCGTGGCCAGGATAGCGTCCGATGAGGCACTGTTGTTTGATCCATTTGTGAGTGTGAACTTATAGAAATACGTGGACAGTCCGAACGGGCGATTGAGATATGTCTCGCTAGAATCTGCTCTTATTTCTATAGCAGAGAGTGGAGTGTATGTCGTCCCTCCATCAGTCGATTCAGAAGGTGTTATCTGGTTGTAGGGTATGAAACGTATGATGTCGCCCCTGTTATGAGGGAACGAGGTCACTCCTGCAAGGGTGATCGTAGTCGATGTGGGGGCAGTAGCCGCATGAATCTGTATGATCTCGGTCTTCAGTGCTCCCGGTTGGCCTATGACGATATACTGCCCTATAGAGAAGTTTATGCCATTTGCCGACAAACTGGACACACCTGACACAGCGTCTGCATCTAGGAAAGTACGCTGTTCGTCTTGTATTTCGGGGAAGGAGAAGAACAATTCTACTCCGATCTGTTCCCCGTATTTTGCGCGTAGTGTAGGTAGTTTTGTCATATTATTTAGCTAAATTAAAGTAATGCTGAATTATTAACATCAGAGTCCCGACCAAGAAGCCTGATACTGCTGTCATCACAACCATCTTCCCTGTTAGTGTATCTTTGAATGAGACTAGTGCAACGGATATGTCTTCCAACTTCTTTACCCGCTCCACAACTTCAGTATGTTGTGTCTGGCTTACAAAGATTTCTTTATCCTTTTTCAATTCTGATATGTCGTTCGACAGTACATCTATTTTTACATTCACAGTTTCCAACTTTCCAACTACTCCTAAGAGGAGGTTGTGGTCTTCAGGATTAGTCGGAACAAGTGGAGCTATAGGGGCTATGGGGGCAATCGGCGCAATCGCGGGAATAGGGGGCGTCATCCGCTCGACAATCGAAGCGAGCCTTTTTATTTGTTCTGATAAATCCTTGTTGGTTGCCATGCTAGTGGGTTAAGTAATAAATATTGGTGTAATACTATTTGACGCAAAGTATGTGATTGTGAGATTGGGTCATTCATGGCTATTTTATAATTTTAACCACATATTTACTAGCCCCAGGGGTTATCGTAACATCGCTGCACACCTTCGTAGTAATTGTGCTTGGAGCGGAGAAGTATGAAAACCAATTCAAGCCGTCACCTGGATATGTCTGTGGGGTCGTTACAAAAGCCGTTGTGCTTGATACTGTCGAATCGACTGATGTCGTAGCCGTGTCACACCCAAGACCTACGATTGCTCCACTTATTGAAGGTGTGATAACAGAGCTAATGCCTTCGAGTTTGAAGTTTCCTGACACATCAAGTGTTGAGTCGGGACTAGTCGTCCCGATGCCGACTTTGCCGCTGGTATCTACTATTACTCGGTTTGTGTTATTAGTTCGTATATATAGAGGGTCGTTGGTAGCAGACCCAAAGGCGACTGACCGACCTGTGCCTGTGCCATTTACTACCAACTCGCCCATTGTCCCACCGCTCGTTCCAGATGCTAAATAGAACACTCCGTCAGTATCCGTGTTAGGTGTCTGTATGCCAATCACAGCTCCTCCTAAACCCTGGAATGTATTCGGAGTGCCTTGCACAATCAGCGGTGCCGATGGATTCGTCGTCCCGATGCCGACGTTGCCTTGCACTAATAATCCATCGGACGGAGCGGCATTTACACCCGCATACCCAGAGCCAATCGCAACTCCTCCACTAATGTCCAGTTCCGAGAGCGGGACTGCCGTCCCGATGCCGACGTTGCCGTTTATTACGTCCGTACTTCCTGCACCGATAACAAGATTTGGGCTTCCTGAAGTACCTATTTGAAACTCACCATCAGAGTTGCCAGTGCCCAAGACAGAATCAGAGCGCGCTTCAAGACGGATATTCTGCTGTGCGCCGCTACCGGGTATGAAGCCAAAGTCGATGAGGTCTACGCTGCTTCCATAGGTGCTGAATATAGGCCCATTGGCTCCGTCCTCATTTTCCAAAGTCAAACTGGTGGGGCCGTATGTTCCGCCTGTCGAACCAATCGTCAAGACCTCGTTCCCGGTGATAGTGCTGTTCGCTATATCGAAATACGCATTTCCCGCAACATCAAGTTTTGACTGCGGGTGTGTCGTCCCGATGCCGACGTTGCCTAATGTATTCCATATGCCGTTTGGCAATGATACTGCCCCCGCAAACGTGCTCGTAGCTGTAGTAGAGGTGGCGGTGAAGAAAGGGGCGATGTTTAGGCCGAGAGAGGAGGTGGCGACATAACTATAAGCACCTGATGTTGTTGAAAGGAGAACATAGTTTGGGCCAGGAGCCATTGGCACGAATACAGGCGTACCTGTTGCGGCGTACACGATACTACCAAACGCGATCACCGCCATTGCTATTGAAATTGTTTTATAAAATTTATTCATATTTTTATATTCCATAAACCCATGCCGTGGGTGCTACTGGTAATGTGGCGTATCCGGGACTTCCTGCTGTCCAAGAGAAGCCGATTGCGTTATTTGCCCATACGCCTTGATCCGTGAAGATTAAGGTTGGCTGGGTTGCAAAATGAAAGTTTGTGATTACACCATTCGGTGTATCTGTGGAAGTGAGAAGAGTTGCACCACCCGAAGCTGATACATTGGCGAATGTATTCGTTCCTGTTTTTGCAATTGCCTGTCCGTTTGGGGTTACAGCAAGTGCATTGAGTCCTGCTACCAATCCTATCTCTGTAGAGGTCAATGGATCTGATGCTGATACAACATTTGACATTAGAGTATGATTGGGTCATTGGGGTACTTGGCCCGAAGTCTCGCCTCGTATATTTCAAGGTCTGTCCGGCGAATAGACAATGCACGCTCCTGTTCGACCACGCTCGCCATTCGCTGTTCCATTTCACGTGAAACAACCAGATGGGCGTTTTTGGCGGCATTTACCTTGTTCGTGAGAAGTGAAAGCTCTGCACTTTTTCGAGTGACAAGATCACGGTATGTACTTTCAGCCAGTTTAGCCGATGACTCGGCATTTTCCCTCCTTTCCAAGAGAATTTCTATATCTTTGTTCAAATTGACCAGTTTAGGGGCTAAAACGGCCTCCTGTGCGTTCATGTTCAGTAGGCTTGCCCTTTTATCGACTAAGGCGTTTTCAAGCTGGCTAGCCTCGATTCTGGCCTTAACTATGCCATCCTCGATGCCTTTTACCCTCGAATAGTGTTCTTCCTCTACTTTTGCATACTCAGCCGGGGTGTAACCGCTTTTCTTGACGATCTCGTCTTTGGCATTTTGAAGCTCTTTGATTTCTCTTAGGATTATCTCCTTTGCCTGTATCAACAGCGCATTCCCATCAGCCAAGTCTTTTGACTGTTGATGCCGAGATGAGAATGTTTCTGTTGATGGTGTTTGCATGTTTTAGGTCTTAATTACCGCAAATCCTGTAACGAATGAATCCGCCGCATTGAACCGCGCCTCCGGTGTACAGATTGAATGATGTGTTTACCGGACACTCGATTACTCCATGCTGATTCTGAAACACGTTCTCGTCGGTTACCACCTGTTGGGCAGAGAGTGGGTACGGACCGGATAGAGCCGTTCCACTTGCTTGTGGGCCTGCATAGAAGGTGATTGTCAGAGCCGTCGTCGGGATGATCTGAATGAAGTCTATCGCTATATAGTCTCCAGTTGTCGTAGGAGCGGCTATAAGGATGTTGTCACCAGCCGTTGCGATGTTGATCACCTTCGTGTACAGGGTTTCTTGAAAATTTGTTGATGCTCCCATGATTTTATGTTCAGCCCCTCATCCCTGTCCCGACCCGATAGCCAGGGACAGAGTGAAGAGCCGAGATTAGTTGTTAAGCGATGACGACATAATTCCAACTTGGTGTCGCTGCGGTTGTAGCACTTTTTGCTATACCTACAACGAACGCTGTTGCTGAAATTGAAGATATGTACGCGCCTCCGGAACCTGTCAAAGCTGCAGCAGCATTGGCTGGCGTGAGGATGACTGCCTTCGGAGCAGTTGTATACGTCTTTCCAAATGTAACAGTCAAGGTTGAATCTGCTGTGTTGTTTTGCGTACCAGTCGTTGTGATCGTTCCGCAAGTATCAGTAGCGCCTGCCGTAACTGTTGCCGCAGTAATACCTTGAGCGGTAGTTATTGCTGCTGTTGCGGCTGCTGTTGTACCTACTGAGATGAGGTGACCATTCGTTCCAATACCAAACACTTCACTTGTACCGTCATACACTGACAGATAGCGACCGGTCGTGAGGGTTGCAGCTACTGCGTTGATCCTTACGATATTTCCAGTTGTCGCACCCGTTGCGTTGATAGTGGTGAAGCCCGTACCAGTATAAGTACCAGTTCCCGAAGCGTACAAGGCGACACCTGTTGTAAGGGCGTTACCAAATATGCTCTGGATTGTACCTGCTGTGGTCGAGTTGGCTACGAGGGTCAGCAATCCTACGAATGACGTCGATGTATATGCCGCAGTTGCGACGAGTGACACGACACCATTTGTAGCTACCGCACCTGTCGTACCCGTAGAAGCCGAGATGAGCGATCCGGATGTAAGGCCTGTCGAAGTAGAGGCGACTACAATTCCTGAACCTGTGGTTAGACCGTTACCATTCACACGTAGCAAACCTGCGGCCGTTGTGGCCGAGTTGCCAGTCAATGTGAGCAAGTTTCCAGTTGTGGTCATTGTTCCAGTTGAACTGATGAGCATGCCTGTACCTGTCGTCAAGATTGAGAGAACCTCAACAAGAGTTCCTGCTACTTGTGCTGTTGCGGAGACGTTTATCATCGTTCCTGCCGTAGCACCACCAGTGTTAAGACCTCCTGAAGTGATTTCCAACATTGAACCGCCATCAGTCATGACTCCGGCCGAGTTCTGAAGAAGCAGTGCGCCTCCAGTTGTCAATGCCGCAGTAGTGATCGTGGCCGCTGTTCCTGTTGTGAGGGCTGCTGTAGTCAATGCCCAGATAGAAGCTGCCGTTGAAGCAGATGATACCAAGTTTACAAGTGTTCCTTGGCTTGTACCTGTATCAATACCAGTGGAAGAAACTGATAGTACTGAACCGGTCGTGATGACCGAAGTTGTGTGTACCAAGCTCATTCCATAACCAGATGTTATGCCTGCGTACGTACCGAGGAAACCACCAGTTGTGGTTGCTCCTGCCGCTGTCTGTGTGATCTTACCTGCTGAGACTACGATGTCTCCGTTTGTGAGGGTAAGAGCCGCCGTTCCATAAGCCGAACCCGTGATGGTTGTTGCCCCTGTAAGAGTTGAAGCTCCTGTAACTGCAAGAGTGGATGATAGAGTGGCCGCCCCGGTAACCGCAAGGGTAGAGGACAACGTGGCCGCCCCGGTAACCGCAAGGGTAGAGGACAGAGTAGTGGCCCCTGTGACCGTAAGGGTTGAGGAGGCTGTCGTTGCCTTAGCTAGAGTTACCGTGTTGCTACCAGTTCCGATAATGACCGCATTGGAGCCCGTGGCTGCCAAGGTCAAGGTCGTACCAGAGGAAGTGAGCGATATGCCGGTGATAGCACCAGTCTTTGTGATAGCCCAAGTGCTTGATGTACCTACGATGTCGTTGGTTACGCCTGAGCCAGAGGTAAAGTTTATACCTGCACCTGAGCCGGACGTATTCGAGACCTGAATCATCACACCGCTACCAGCCCCAGTCTCTGATACCGTCAATACGGCGTTAGAGCCCGTTCCAGAGCTAGTAACAGTCATCGTATTCGTTCCGCCCACATCCAATGACTGTGAACCAGCGAATATCTGTGCCCATGTAGGAATACCTCCCCCGCCACCCGGTGCGCCGAGTATGGTTGTCGAGCCTGCGGATGAGAACACTAGGCTTCCAGCCGAGTTAATGTACAGACCATAATCTGTAGAACCAAAAGGGTTAGAAGACCAGTTAGTCGCATTGCCGCCATACAGGCTCGGTGGTACCCACCTAATCAGGCCAGTGCCACTTGCACCTCCTCTTAGATTTAAGTTTCTGAGATCCGTATAGGAATCTCCATTTATTGTAGCCATGATGTTGGGAAGAGGTTACGGAGTGTTGGCATATGCCTCATCTACTTTTCCTCTCCCCGAGTTAAATTGGTAATACTATGTGGTTGGAGCAGCTGAAGTGCCTGAGGAGAATACCCATGAACGAGTAACATCATTATGCCCCAAATCGAAAACGGTAGTGACGCTCGTCTGGATTTCTTTGGTCTTGTAAACCACGTTTACAGGATCAATCATCGCCGGCTGAGATTCGATGAACTGGAAGCCTTCGCTCTCAGTCAAAGCAATCGTCGAGTCGAACATTGCCCAGTAATTCGAGTTCTGAAGATACGGCAGAGCGACTATCTCGAACGAGTTAATTGCTGAACCATCGTGATCGAAGGACTCTGGAATCTTTCCATCCTTGATAGCTTTCAAGATTTCCTTCGCCTTGAAGTGAACGGCGGAGTTCTTTTTGCATACCAAAGTGTCAAGATCCGGGATCCTTGGGTTACCACGTGGGTCTACCATAAGACCGGCTGTCCTATATGCGGCTTTGACACCAGCATAGTCGAACGGAAGGTTATAGGTCGTGCCGTCGTAGACGACGTTGTTCATGTTCGAGCCTCCATCCTCACGCGTGTGAGAGGAGCTGAATGCCGCCAAGCCGTCTCCACCAGTGATAGTGAGAGTCTTGGAGATGCTCGGGCCATTGGCTGTGTACGAGGTAGCCATGCCGTTATCTATGCGCTCGGCGCAGAGGCGTTCCTTCCTGCGGGCGATAGCTGCTTTCAATTCACGAGACACATTGTCGAGATCACGCTTTTTGATTCCAAATTTCCTACCGTTGTTAAACTTTTGTCAAGTTAGCAAGTCATTTCTGCTTGCTTCTGCATGTCGCCATGCAGGTCAGACTATCCCATCACCCTCGCAGTCATGCGGTGGGGTGCATTGATTATAGTCGTTGAGCGTCCCTCAATTTTTCAGGCAATCTCTTTTCCATCATAATTTCTCGGTTCGTGTGCTTATCCTTATCAAATGCTTTATGGCATTTTCCACACAATCTTTTGAAATCGTTAATGTCTCTTTTGTAGAGACCAGAGATATTTGCCCAGAAGTATCTTGACTGGTTGGTAGTTCCACAGTCTTGGCACTTCTTCGGTCTGCCTAAGGTTCTATCTAACCATCGGTGAAGTCCCCAGTATCCGACTTTCTCACCTTTGTATCGAGGCTCATTCAGTCCTATTTGCGTTGCTCTCGCTTGAGCAATCTTATCTTTCCATTCTTTCGAGAATGGTGGACGCTTGTAGCCCCTCTTGTGTTGATAAATCCCTTTTGGCATTGAGGTTTCGTTGCGGGTTTTCCCCACTTAATGATTGTTACTGATTATGTCACACTTCAGTACATTAAGATACACGGGATGTTCCTGCAGTTTTCAATGTTTTAGTTGTAAAGAACTGCTCCTTTCACTCAGTTATTACTAACCGCAGATGCAGAATTGCAATACATCTGGAATGTGAAGGAGATAAGTAACGCAATCATATTTTGCGTATATATTTTTTTGTAGCCTTGTACCGGGACATCGGAGACGATCACGCCGTTTTCATCGACGAAATCAGCCTCGCCGAGACCTGAGAGGGATGAATCCTTCTCATAGTAATCATCGGTCTTGCGTACTTTGAAGTACTTCGGATAATTCACAGGTGGTTCCGATGACTTCTCAAAGACTTTCTGAATGGACAAGTCAACGAGGTCGGCGGCCTGAGAGATGCTTAGAGGTGCGTTAGCCATAATAGTGTTGAATTAAACTGCAAATTAAGCAGCGTGTTCGATTAGGAATCGCCCGACGATGCGACTTGTTGATACGGTTGCTAATAGACCTTGCTGGAGAAACACGCCCGTGGTGCCGGTGACATCTGAACCTGTGGCATAGCATGTCGAGCAGGTCATCGTGTCGCCAGTATTGAACGATTTGACTCCAGTTGAGGATGTGTACGTCAAAAGGCCTGCTGGTAGAGCAGTTGTGCCTACTGTAAAGGTCTGTGTGCCTAGAATCGCGCGTAGTCCGTTATAAGCGACCACTGCCGTTCCGCCTCCGGTTGAGTTCGTTGCACCCGTATCACACGCCCAGATCTGTCTAGGGGTGATAAGAGCAATCTTAACTGTGGTTGCCGAGGAAGAAATGCTTCCAACGGTAACGCCGTAAATGGTACTGGTGACAGATGAAGTAGTAGCAGTTGCTACGTCTACAGTTGCCGATCCCGCATGGGACTGGTCAACAACTGTTCCGGATGCTACAGCCGTACCACTTGCAATCTTCACTTCACGATAGACGGTTACGTCTGGATCGTATACCAAGGTAAATCCTTGAGCCATATTGAATTGTGACTTTATATCTAAGCTCCTAGCTCTGCAATCTCCTCATCGGAGAATCCTTTGAGCATGTCGGTTCGCAAACCATCAAGGTTCGCTCCCCGTCTTTCTCCCTCTCGCGAGGCAGACGGCCTAGATGAACCGCTGTGAGACGCGACTTGTACGTTCTTACGCGCGGCTTCTTTTTTATCGATGGCCGCAGTTGGCTTAATACCGAAAACTTCCTTATGAACTTTGTCGAGTACCTTTTTAAAGTCTCTAGGATTCTGTGTAGGTCGATAGAGTGAGTATTCCTCTTTGAAGCGTCCCCATAGTACGTTCCCTGGATCATTTTTGGGTTGGTACTCAGGATGCTTTTCAAGGAAATTGTCAAGAACCTCAGTAGCTTGCTCTTGATAGCGACTAGCTCCTAGCTGTTCTTTCTTCACGAACCCCATGTCGTCTGCCATGACATCGAATACCTCCCTCAAAGTCTGTATGTCCTCAGGTTTGTACCTCTCGAGGACTTTCTTTCTTTCGGGCGATAGTTCGGTCTTGATAGGCGCCGGCGGGGGTGTGAGAATCTCATTCGATTGTTTGCCACGTTCTTCACCTCTCAAACGAGAGATTTCGATACGATAGGCAAACTCCCTCGCAGTTTCATTGGGGAGGCGTTTAACCTCTCCATACTTTTCAACAGGGATTTCTATTTCCGGTGCTGCATTTGAAGGTGCTGGTTCGGGGGCATCAGGTTCATCAGACTCTGATTCTTCTTCGGATTCCTCCTCAGATTCCTCAGCTTCCGGTTCCCCTTCCGATTCAGGTTCCTTTACTTCCGTTCCCTCTTCGGGTGTTTCCTCCTGGGACGAATCAGGGGATTCGACAACTTCGCCATCGTCCCCGGCGGGTGCGACAACGATTTTCTCGACAAATTTTACGTCCGGTTCTTGGTTGGGCATAGTGGTTTTACACCTTTGTTTTACATCGTGGTGAATACGAAGAAACTATGTGGCCCCCGTAAGGCCTGGTACCGGGGGGGGAGATGGAGATTGGTTACGAATCAATCTCATTGACGCTTACCCCCGCCCGTATCAGGCCTCTTTCGAGGCTGATTGGTAATTGTAATGTGCTACTCAGGCGCTTGCGATCCATCTTGCGAGTCGGTTGCGCCATCCTCTTTTGGGCTCTCTACCGGCGCTTCTGGGGACTTAACTTCCTCCACCTTGCCTGTTCCATCACATGCTGGGCAATCCCCCTGCTCTGTGAATGATATTTCAGGCTTCTTTGGAAGGTCTACGCGACCGGTTCCGTTACAATTTTTACAGACTGACATTTTATTTAAGTTTGTTACTTAGGCTGATAAGAGCTATATCCGCGATAGTCACATCGGTCTTTTCGTTGATGGACTTCAACAGATAGGAAACACTTGCCGCTTGCAATGTAACCTCTTTCCATGTGGCCTCCGTTGCCTCGTCCCACTTCCATTGCTCGCCCGTATCGGTCTTGGTGACTACCCGATTGGCCGCAGTCCAATCCTCCGGGGTGATGACCAACTGCTTCACATCATCCATGATCGTTACGAGCTCAGTGACTGAACCTTTGAAGGCGTCAAATATCTTCAGTGCCGCGAGCCTTTCTCCGATTGTTAGTGTTAGGGTTTTCATTTTTTGAAAGTATGGGCTGATTAATGGTGTAAATATCCGTCTGAGGTGCTTCT